GCGACTTCCGCTTCTAAGTGATCGGCTCTTCTACAGCCTAGCTACATGCTAACCATCACCCCGCTACATACCCGCTATGTGGCGGGGTTTTTCGTGTTAGCATGGCCGTACCCCCGCTACCGTCACGCCACCTGCACACCGCCTACACGCTGTCAGCCTGTGGGACAACTGTGGGACAAAAGGCCCGTTCGGCACCTCGGGGATTCAATTTTGTGGGACACACCATGAACATAACGGCCAAAAACATTCTGACAGTAGGCGATGGACGATATAAGATCGCGCCGAATTTGTACCTCGTCGTCCGAAGAAACGGACTCAGCAGATCGTTTGTCTTCCGATACACATTCGACGGAAAGCGCAAGGATCTCTCGCTAGGGGATCCGGCAATCATCAAAATTCAAATGGCGAAGGATGAGGCGCTCAAATGCCACACCCTCCTCACACAGGGAGTCGACCCGAAGGCTTTCAGAGAAGAAAAGAAAGCACCGGTAAAGACAAAGCACGAACCAACATTCAAGGAATATGCCGAGCGCATCATCCCGATCATCATTGAGGTCAAGCAATACAAGAACAAGCACAGCATCAATGAATGGCGTCGGTGTATCCTCGGCCTCGCCGTCCAGCACATCGGAGACATGCCGATTAAAGAGGTCGAAACGTCTCACATCCTTTCAATCCTCAATCCGCTCTGGAAGGATCAGACTCCGACAGGCATCAAAGCCCGTGGTTTCTTGGAGACCGTATTTGCCTATGCAAAGCGTGAAGGGTTTTACACCAAAGAGAATCCAGCCACTTGGCGCGGCAATTTGGATGCGTGGTTGCCATCACCTCAGCGCATCTACACCACCAGGCATTGCCCTGCCGCTACGCTTGATGAGGCGATCAACATTGCCAGTCGATTGCTTGCAGGCGAGGTCGGAGAGCCTTCTTCACGTCTTGCCGCACTCTTCGGCATCTTGACCGCCACGCGCCGAAAGGAATTTACGCTCGCGTTATGGGATGAAATCAATCTCGAAGAGCGCATCTGGTACATCCCGCCTGCTCGCAGAAAGGACCGCAAGCCTTTCCCGCACCGTGTCCCTCTGAGCGACCAAGCCATTGAAGTGCTACTTGCCGCTAACCCGAGCCAAAAGGGACCGCTCTTTCCGTCGCCTTACTGGGCGCACAGGCCAATCCGCATCGACAACCCGTATCACACGGTCAGCAGGCTCACAGACGGCAAAGTAACAATGCACGGATTCCGTTCGACCTTCCGAGACTGGGCGGCCAGAAACGGTGTGGACAGAGTCGTCGCAGAGAAATGCTTGATGCACGCAACCGGCAACGCCGTTGAGCAAACGTATCAGCGTGACGACCTATGTGAACTACGTCGTCCCGTCATGCAGTCGTGGGCCGACACGATCATGCCGAAGAAGAAGTGACGTTTTTCGAAGGCACAAAAAACGCCCCACCTACCAGCGAAGGTAAGTGGGGCATTTTCGTCTAACGAAGTTTTTATAGGCGCCATCCTCAAACCATTGGGGCGGAATGATTACAAGGCAATTTCGACCCATTTTGGCGCCACCCCTTCGTCTAAGTTTTCGGCCAAATTCGTCTACAGCTTCGTCACTGACTGACGATCTTTGTCAGAGCGTCCTTGTCTATCGCAGTTCGCTCAGAAAGCTCGACACCTCTTCGAACCAACTCCGTGCCTCTTTCGAGTAGGCCTGCGCATCGGGCAAGCTGCTCTCTTTCAGCGTCGCAGGTACCGCCGGCAGCTGCGGACAGTCGACGCTTTGCATCGGCGGCTTGCTTGCGCACCCGCTCAAGATCAGCGCCAAGATCATCGGCGCGAGCAAGAGCGGTATCGCGCTCCTCCCACGCCTCGACCAAAGACCTGTACTGCGCTTGTTCTTTCTCACGATGCTTTACTCCTAGAGCTTCTGCGCGAGCGGCATAGTCCGCCCGCAGTTCTGCAATGTCCTCACCGTACGAGGACGCCGCCAGTTGGTAGCCCGTGAAGAATGCACAGACTACGAGAATGACTGTGATGGCTTCGATTCTCATATTGCCCCGGCGCCCATCACGCCTTTCCTATGAAGAAGAGGACGAGCTTTACGAGTGACTCCAGAAAGTTGGCCAAGAGTAACGCGGCAACGAGGCCGACAACTATGCCGATGTAGAAGCCGCCCATAAGGGAGTCGTTGCCTACGGTATCAAGATGCTTGACGTAGTCAACGTCATTCAACGTGTAGCGCCCCTCGATCAGGGTGTACCTGGCTTCTGATGCCTTGCTCATTTTCGATCCTCGATGTCTTCAAGCCGCTCCAGTCTCATGTTCAGGACTGCGAGATAGTCCTGCATCAGCCCTTGCTGGATGCGAAGCAGGGACTTCGTTCGCTGATCCAGCTTGGCAAAGCTGAACCCAACGATGAAAACTGACAGTCGATCGAGACGGCTCTGCAACTCATCCCTTTCCATGATCAATCGGTTCTTCCAGCCCATCATTCCTCTCCAAGATAAAGTTTTGCCTCAGCGCGACGACGCCTGGTCAAGCCGGGAAGCTCTTTGCCGTTAACCTTGTTGACGTCGAGGAACTGTCGGGCGGCTTCTTCCGCGTTGCCTGCGTTGACCGCTCGCATCAGCTTCGGGCACTTGTGGACGACGCCGTCCACGCCGATGTTGTACGCGAGGCTCATGAGCGCCACGTACTGGCCTTCGGTAAGGTAGACGTTCACCCAGAAGGCAAGGCCCGAGGCGTAGCGCTTGAGGTCCTCAATGAGCATGTCGTAGGCTTCCTTGTACGTCACGACCTGTCCTTCCTTCACGTCGGAACCGGTGTGGCCGAAGCCGATGGTAAGCACGCCCGCGGGGCATAGGTATGCAGTCTCGCGGAAGCCTTCCCACTGCTCGATGAAGTCTGCAGCCAACTCGACCGACCAAGCCGTTAAGGGTTTCGTTTCACCCATGGGATTTCTCCTGTATGCCAAGTTTCTTTTCAAAAAAACTCTCAACGATTTGGAAGGCTCTTGCCCCCATGTTCCCGCCAATGGCGGCGCATACCGCACTGATCTCCGTCGGCTGTGCAAGACCCTCGGCCAACATGTACAGGACGCATCCCACGAAGATAGAGGACAGCATGTCCCCGACGAACTCGAAAAACTTGAACGTACGGCCTGACTTGATGAGGCAGTAATATCTGATAACGCCACCGCCTGCTCCGAAAAGAATCGGAAGCACTGCGCGAAGCGACGCCCACGAATTTGGATCTTTCTCTGGCATGGTTTTTTGGAAATGTTTCTGACGATATTGGATGTTCTTGTCGCGGTAGTTTCGTTTGTATCCGCTACATATTGGCTAAGTTCTGCGGTTAAGACGATGTATGCAAAGGACACGAACCGCCCACCAGAGGAGCGCGAACTGCTGATTGAACTGTCCCAAAACAGAAACATGCGCGCAGCCCTTGCCGCGTCCTTTGCCGCATATCTAATCGCAATGAAGTACATCTACATGGCGCTCTCCGCTATTGGCGTAGGGGGCGAATAATCCGCCCCCTGCCTAGTTAACGATCCATTGCTAGAACCGTGCGGATGTGCTTGATGCACTCCCACGCTTCACAAAGATCTTCCAGGTTCTGGGATGTCAGGCTGTAGTGACCGTCCCGAGCGTCGTCGAGGATCTTGTCGATCTTCTCCAGAAGCTCTTCCTCGGTGCGCTCACCCTGCATCTTTCGCATGTCCGTTCAAATTGCACGAAGCGTCGGCTCGGAATAGCCTCCTCTCCTCGTGCAAGACCAGTATCTCGCACATCAGAACTCACACGCGCACATGACAAAACCCCCGTCTCTTGAACGAAACGGGGGTTTCTCTGCGAACACAACTATGTGGAGGCCTTCGTCTTGATGAAGGCTACGCAGTCGGCGTAGGTTTTGTCGCCGACCGATGGGCCACCCCAGACCTTGAACTCAACAACGTCGCCCTTTCGTACAGGCACCCATCCGCCTCGCCACCCTACAGGGTTATCCCAACAGGTGTACGAGATCGGAATCGTCTTGTTGCGGATGTCGATGTTGAACTGTTGTACGCCGACGCAAAAAATGCCGTCAGTTGGCGCAGTGAAGTGGTTCCACGATAGTTCGTTGCTTACTGCGCTCGAGAACACAACTTGATCCGAGGGCAAGGCGCGACTTGAAGCGAGATTCGCCAGGGCTTGGAGGTAGTCCTTACGCATAGCAAAGCCCTCCAAATACCCTCTGCAAAAGATGTTTTACACCCCCACAGAAGGGAAGAACCGCATAAAGTTAACCGGCATGCCATCAGCGTATGCTATGCGTGCCGTCTCTCCCTTGCGAACAGGGATATACACTTCAGGATTTTGTCCAGCGTTTGGGATTGCCTGCACTTGCGACACAGATGCGACAAGCGAGAACCATTGATTCACTGCGTTCGACCGCACACCTAAGCAGATATATCCGTTTTGAGGCGCGACAAACGTCTGACTGTTGAAGTCAACGAAGTCCCCACGTGGGCAAAATGCCTTGGCACCACCGCTCAAGATAGCGGCACGAAGTTGATCCTTGATACTCATGCCGCTACCTCCATGCGAGCGTTGTTACTGGCTACCGAGAGAAGGAACGAAGTAGAGCTCACCTCGCTTGAACGCACCCCATATCGCATAGGAGATCCTTTGCCCACGGGTGCAAGGAGCGCAGGCTTTTGCCCATGTCGAGCTACTGTTTGTCGAGAGGGTTTGTATACCTCTGTCTTTGCGAATCTCGGCATCGACTTGGGTACCCTCAAGCCAAATGACGCATAAGCCGTTTTCGGGCGGCACGTACTCGCGATTTCCTTGCTCAGTTGTGGGCGCGAAACTCTCGACGATGACGCAACGTTCAGACGGGAACGCGAACCCGCTTCCGGACTTCGCAAAGTTTCGGAGGCAGTCTTCAAGCGAAGCCATGGCGCACCTCCGAAACGATTGCGAGACAACGACGGAAGGTATCGTTTATACCCCCCCCCGATCGTTTTAGTGAATCGCACAATCCACTGTTCAATATGTTCACGCGCTTCATAGAAGCTCGCGGTTGCCGAATTTCCTTTTCTAAGATTCATATGCACTGATCCATCGGTTGTTCTTGCGGCGTGTCTGCGCCCATCGCCATCAACGATGCCTACCCCCGGAGTCGCGTTGCTGTCTCTTCCGGTGGCTTGTAAAAAGGCAGACAGAACGCCATCACAAGGTGCAACATATCTGACGCTTTCACCATTCGGTGACGTGAAGTTCGTCTTTTCCACGAGGGCAATGATTTGATTCGAAGGCATGGCTCCTCTTGAGCCTACCTTCAGCGTCTCCGCCCTGAGCAAGTCCTTCATAGTTGCCATCAGAACCCCCTGTACATGTTTGCCTGCATGGCACGAGCATCAGCCTTCTGACCGCACTCGTACTCAATACAAGCGGGAATCGTCGGATACTCGACGAAAGGAAAGCCTTCAAGCGCGGGCATGTCCCTCAACGCCTCACGGTACGTCATCACCTCCGCACGCTCCTCATCGGTCAGCGCTTCGCGGGCAACCTTCGATTCCTTCTGCACCGTCATGTCGGTCAACTGGATGTAGCAGTCCGTGTCACTGATGCGTGCATTGCGCTCGTAGCGAACCGTCTGTGCATAGCGCTCTGTGACAAAAGCATCGTCATTCTCAGGCAGAGTAGCCGCCGTGTAGTAGCCGCCATCAGCCGAGCGGAAGAGTTCACCAGGGCGCTCTTTCGCAGTCACCCACGTCAGGACACGACCGTCAATCTCTTCGTCCTTGCACTCATAGCCTGCGGCACGAGCGGCCTCAAGATCGAGCGGATCAACAAAGCAATGGACGAACTCACTATTGGAGTGCGCCGCAACTTTGCCGTTGCGATCCATCACCACATAGCCGCCTACGGGCGAGGACAGAGCCTCGTTCAGGTATTCGGCTTTCACTTCGGAAAGAGTTTTCATTCTTTGATCTCCTCCTTTTTCTTCAGTTTTTCTACTTCGGCCTCAAGCTCACGAATACGGTTTAGCAAAATCGCTGAAAGCACCAAGGGGTATCTGAGGCCGAGCTCATCGATATAGAAATCCTTCGGCATCTCCTCGTTGAGCTTATCGGCCAGCTTTTCGACCGCGGAACAAAGCAACTCATATTTAATATTCATCTCAGCTCCTTATTGCGGCACGGTACCGCCGAACTCAACGATCAGTTCTTTCAGCGCAGTCTCAAGCTCGGACGTATCCACCTTCTGTGCGAGGCCTGCAGCTAGGTCAGCCGCCATGGCCACCTTATAGCCGCCAGGCGTAGCCCCGTCCATCAGGTGGATATTCCACTTGGACGTATCCACAACGAGTTGTTTCGGAATACCCGTGTAGACCTTGACCTTCTCTGTCGTATCGCCCATCTGGGCGAATCGCGTTGGTTTCGTCGCCATTACGTCGTGCTCCCTAAATCAATGTCGCCCTCAAAGTCGGCGATCGTTACCTTGTCCTTGGCGGACAGTGCGCCTAACGTCGGCTTGCCCGTGATGCCCGCCCACGTCGTTGTGCCGGCAGGCCCGACGGGGCCTCGCTCCCCTTGGTCGCCCTTCGGTCCCTTGATGTCGCCGCAATCGACCCAAGCGCTTCCGCTCCACGAGTAGAGACGCGAGCCGACCATGTAGGCGTCGCCCAGCGTTCCGGTCGGATGTTGCTCTTGCAACTCCTCGAGGGACGGGAAGCTACCCTTGATCGCGAGGGCCGCGCCAGTTTCGCCCCTCGGTCCCTGCGGCCCTCGGACGTTTGCAAGCCGCGCCCCAACTGTGAACGTGCTTGCCGCAAGCGAGGCAATTTGGAAGACCTCACCGTCTGGATCAATCACCGTGTCACCGACCTTCACATTGGCAGAAGGCGTGAGCGAGGCAAGCGCCGCAGTGCCGCTGGCGCTCACGTTTGTCGACGTGAGCCGAACAGCGAAGGCGGCTACCTTGGCGGACTGTGCGGCTGCTTGAGCGGATGTTGCGGCCTCACTGGCTTTCGTACCTGCCTCCGTTGCCTTGTTCGTCGCAGTTGTTGCCGCAGTCTCGGCCTTGCCCTGCGCCGTCACGGCACCAGCCTTTGCTGACTCCGCACCTCTCTTGGCCGTATCAGCTCCTGCCTTTGCAGTCTCGGCCGCCTTCTGAGCGTTGGCCGCCGCCGTGGCCGAAGTCGCCGCCGCATCTGCCTGAGCCTTTGCGTTGGCAGTCTGAGTTGTGCCGGCCGCGTTGACGGCAGCAACCTGTGCCGCACCGGCATTCGCCACCAAACCGACCTGCTTGGCCCCTTCGGCTGCCACTGCCGCCGCCTGAGAGGAACCTTCCTGCGTGACCTGATTGACAGCTGTGGAGCCCGCACCCTGCACAGCGGACACCTGCGTGCCGCCCTCGGTTTGGATGCGCTTCACGCCTGCCGCAGTCGCGTCCTTCACCTCCTGCAGGAGACCTCCAGTGGAGCTTTCAGACTGCGCGGCCCTGTCGGCGTAATACTTAGCGCCGTAGAGGTCGCTCTCCACCGGAGCCGTCGTCTGCGTGGCCCACTTCTTTGCGAGAGCATTACTTGCCTCTGCACCGGCTTGCGCCTCGAGCGCGGACGCATTGGCGGCCTCCGCGCTCTTCTGCGCCGCTTGAGACAGCCGAACGTTTTCAGTCGTTGTCTCGACAGCATTCACCGCCGTCTCAAGGTCTCCACGATCGATGGCGTCGGCTACTTTGTTCACGTCATCGATGTTGATCGCAACCGTGTGGATGTTGCCGTCAACAACCTCGATGTCGCCAACGATCTCATCCGTCGTGGAGCCGCAGTCCCAGTCGCCGTCGCCTACTACCTTGCCGACAAGGTCAGTCGCGACGGTCTCGACGTATGGCATACCGCCAGACACCGTCACGACATCCTCGATCTTCTCTACCACCTTGGAGACTTCGTAGGACTTGCCGGCAACCTCGACAACCGCATCCTTGATGCCGGCAACGGTCTTCACGTCCTCAATGGCCGTACCTGTCGCCACCACAGGCTCGATGTTGTCGGCCACGGTCTTGATCTCGTCCTTGAACGGGACGATGACGGTGGCCGCTTCGGCATATTCCTTCGTCTTCTCTTCGGACTTCTTCGCCTCTTCGGCAGACTTCTGAGCGGCATCTGCGAACTGTCGAGCGTCGTCTTGTGCGGCCATCAGCTTCTCAATCAACTGTTCCGGCGTACTGTCAGACGTTGGCGGAACTGACAAGGTGCGGCCAAGGCGCTCGACGAGCTGCTGGATCTGCACAACAACTCGATCCATCGCCTCATTGATGATCTCAGGCGGGAACCTCGAGTAGTTCGTCAGCTGCATGTTCTGCGTGTAGGCAACGGCAGACCCAACTACAAAGATGTTCCCGTTGACAATCGGCGTAGTCAAGACAACCGTGCCACCCGGCGTCGCGGCCTGATCAGAATTCATCTCGACTGAATAATCCTGCCCATACACAAGAATTCTTGCCTGCGCTTCAGGATCATCAGCCGTGGCGACATACACGTCAGTCTTTTCAAAGATGAGAAAGCCGAAAGGCAATCTCGACTGTCCCTCTGACGTGAACGGCCCAGCTAATCTTTTGACGTACTCGATCATAGAAAATGGCTCCTTAGTGGAGCCATCTTCGTATGATTGGGCGAACACACGCGCACTAGTCTTGCGGAGGCGATACGACCCTTGGAGCTCTGGATGGAACCATATCCGTCCTGCCCCAGTAATAACCCTGTCCCGTTCCCCGTCTCATCTTGGTTTCCATGCGTTGCAGATATCCGGGCGACAGATAGTCCTGAACCTCGTTCATGAATGCACGATCAATCACAGCCGATGTGTACCAGAGATTGACGAAAGGCGTGTGCGACCTGACAAGCCTGACAGCGCGGGCCCCTGGCTTCGTCTCCTTGTCGTAAATCGCGCTACCGGCCATCGATGTCAGCAAGTCTGACGCATCGACCACCGTCCCGACGACCGGACCTGCAAAGTTGGTAAGACCGGACATCGCACCATAGCGCGCATCCTCACTCAAGCCGTTGACGATCCAGTCTCCAAGGAAACCCAATCCGCCGCCCTTCGTGAACGCCTGCATCCAGAAAGCCTTGTTCTGAAGCGAGACCTCCATGTCCTGCAGATCCTTACCGTTGAGAAGGTTCTGCACCTGCAGTGAGATTGCACCGAAGATGGTAGTCGCAACGAAGATGCCGGCAGCGTAGGATGCTTGGTCGACCCTATTGCCATACTGGCCCAAGAAAGCCGCTCGACGGTAGTGGCGCTCCATCATCGCAATCGGGAAGGACTTGAAGAGGAAGAAGGATCGATAGAGCTCACCCTTGATCGTCCCGCGCTTGAAACCACCCGTCGTCTCAGCACGCGTGATTAGATCGGGCCCGAGGGACGCCATCTCGCTCTCGTTGATGATGAAGCCCAAGAGCTTCGAAGGAAGCGCATCAATCTCCTCCTGCATGACGCCGTTTAGCGTGCCTTCGTTCAGGCTCTTCAGCTGCCGAAGCGTGATGAACTCGATGCCCTTGTACGACTCCGTACCTGCCATCTGCATCAGCTCAAAGTCACGCTCGGAGATACCGCCCTCAGTCAAGCGAGCTCTATCGTACTCATCAAGATCAGCCCAATTCTTCTTGAGCATCTTTGCCATGCCGGCCATCATGTTCAAGCACATGGCTCGACGCGTCGCATCTGTGAAAGCAGAAAGAAGCGAGGCCTTCATCGTGGCATTGGCGAGCTTTGCAGTCCATCCTTCACCTATGTTGTCAGCGGCATACCTGTTGAAGTCACTGATGATGCTGTCAGCAATGAAACCAGCACGATTCGCGTACTCCTTCCAGTCAGAGCCATAAGCCGCCACAAAGAACTTCAGACTGTCCATGAAGCCGAGGCGATTGAAGCCACTGGCCACGAAGTACGACGGGATATCCGAAAACGAGGAAATGAAAGCCTTTCCAAGTTTGCCCGCCACCTCAAGGTTGCGCCAACCGGCCATGAAGTTTGCCACGCCGTCTCGATTGATCTCGATCTGCGAGGTCACGCCGCTCAAGACATTCCAGATGTCGTCGACTGTTGCACCAAGCAAGCCCTGATGATCCGAATACTTCTTCAGAAGATCGATCTTGCCGACAGTCCCCTGCGCTTGAGACGCAACGTTGTCCGCCACGCCCTTTAGCATCGTGTACGTAGCCTGAGGCTTCGGCCCGAACGACTCAAGCAATGAAATGTCATTGCTCATCTTGGCGATATGCCCCATCAGGGAACCCGTCAGACTGCTGTTCCCAAACTTTGACTCGTACCGAATGAAGCTTTCGGCATCCTTGAAGTGAAGGACTCGATACGGGTATTTCTTGTATCTGGCCGCATTAGTCGCGGGAAGATTCTTCGCAATCTCTGTCACGTCGTCAGTCACAACACCGTTTGTGATGATGTCATCGTAGGAGTGCTCAAGAAGCACCAGCAACTCATCGTCAGACATCATCTCGCCCTTGTCGTTCGTGAAGCGCTCACGATCCAACAGCGGAAAAATCTCATCGATCCAGGCATCCTTGCCTGCCTTGCGGATTTTCCACAGATCATGAGACTGCGGGATGTAGCCATAATCGATCTTGCCGATCTGAGCGCCGGCACGAATTGCCCGCTCACGCATGGCGTCTGTTGTCTTCTCCCATGCCTCCCATGCCGCTTTCGCTCGAGCGTTGCCCGTGTCCTCGCCAAAGGCCTCACGAATGAAGTCACGCACGTCCACGGCATCCTCAACGAATCCAAACCAATGGCTATTGATCCCCTGTAACGTGTCGAGCATCTGCGTGAGATATTCGTTCTGAATACCGCGTGCGCAACGGTAGACGCTGCGCATGATCTCGGCCACGGCGGAGTATGCGTGGAGGTCCCGCTCGTTGGAAAGGCGATCCATCTCGCGAATTCGCTCGTCCTGACGAAGCACCTGTCTGGCAATATCAGCCTTTCTCTTCAACGCCTCGAGCTTGATCTGCTTGATGTACTCACCAGCCGCCGCTCGAACGCGATCATCGTTCGGGAGCTTCGCCCACGCATCGGGGTCCGACCGGCGAAGCGCTCCCATGATCTGCCGCATGTTCGACATGATCGCATCGCCATCTTCAGGCTTGACGTTCTTGCCAGTCACGGCGGAAATCGCCGCCAGACATTCTTGTCTCATTGTTGGATCCCTCCGTTTTTCAGGATGCACTCAGTCGCCTTTCCGATACCGGCAGCGTCGATCTCGGCTTCCTGATCCACTCTCTGCATCTCAGCAAATACCTCTTCCATAGTCATCTGTGTACCGTTATCGTCGATAACGTAGGCCTGGTCCGGCTTCTCCGCAGCTAAGTTTTCAAGTCGCACCATGTCTGCATCCTTGCCCGCGACAGAAACCGCACGCGCACGTTCTTCTGACATCGGATCAACGTCAGCTTCTGGCTCAACCTTCGTATCAGACTCAGCTTCCGCTTTCTGTTCCGCATCCTGTGCGATTTTCTCTCCCACCGCGTCGACAAGATTTTCTGCAGGCTTCGCTGCGTCCTGTCCCGCCTTGATCGACTGTCGAATGCTTTCGACATCAACGTCAGGCATCAGGGAGAGACCAGTCTTACCCTCATCAATGAGACGCTGAATCTCGGCATTCTGCGCCTGTCGCAGATAGCTCATTGCGTCTGCCAGATCAAGCGGGTCACCAAGCAGCATCCCGCTTCCTTCTCCAAGACTCTGCGTGATCGAATCGGAGAACCCTCCAAGGATGCGACCGATCTCCGCCGCAGAATTCTTATTTGCTGAGAAGATCTCAAAGATCTGCTGCGCCACGGGATTGACGTCTCCGAAGATATCGGCCTGGCCTGGCACATCCCCTCGCTTGATCATGTTGACGGCCTCGACGATGCCCGGTCCAAGGTCAATGACGCCGCCGGACGACTCTCGTATGTTGATGACGTGAGGTGCAAAAGCCGCCATCGCATTGAGAATCCTCTTGATCCCCTGCTTGTCGGTCTCTACGGCCACGAGCGACGTGAGCTCGGGATCGCGATAGGCCGCATAGAAGAGCGCCGCCTTTACTCGAGTCTTTGCCGCTTCGGTCGGATTCCCGGCACTATCAATCAGGCTACCCAAGGCACTAGGCTCACCGATGTCCGTCACGAAACGATTGAGAGTGTCTCGTGTTGGATCGCCGTTCTCGTCAAACGTGTACTCCTGTAGACGGCGGGCTGACAGCTTGCCGGCATCCTGCACTGCACGCTCCTTGCCGCTCATCTCGAGCACCTGACTCTGATTCGAACGATCAATGAAGCCTGTTGTCACCTTCTCGTTCGGGATAAAGCGGACAAGTGCCGGTCTCTTCAGCTCTTTGATTGCCTGAGGATCGATGCCCGTCATCTGCGTGTCGGCGATCATGTCCTCTATGTACTGGCCTGCTGTGCCACGGTTGTATGCTTCAGTAAGCCCCGCCATGCGCCCGTTGCCGGCAACCGCATGCACGCGAGACGAGTCCTCGCCGTAGGCCTCAACAGCGCGTCCATCCCACGTATTCGACGTGAGCACGCTGTCTGCCTCGACAACGGCGTAAGTTACGGGTACACGTTCGCTACCGTCCATCACATAGTCAGTTATGCCCTGATAGCGAACATCCGGCATGGAACCAAACGACACGATCGGAGCGCCACTACCGGTCGAGCGGTCAAACGACATGCGGCTGTAAATCGGATTGGCAGCAATGGACGACATCTGCCCGATTGAGGCCACGGCTGATCGATCGCGGTTCTGGAGAACCACCATCGAAGACGAGTCATCACTCATCTGGACGGCACGAGCAAAGTTCTTCTGTGCCTTCGTCAGGGCGACGTCATTCATCTCGACGCCCTTTACCTGCTGCGCTACATCGACCGGCTTCCCGTCGTTGATCTGCTCGACAGCAACCTTCGTCGCACGTTGAGCAGCGTCATACGCATCGGCGCTGCGCGGATTCTTGAAGGGAGCCGTCGTCTTCTCTTCCGTCGCACGCTGAGACTGCGCAACGCGAGCCGCAACGATCTGAGCGCGATTTGGCTTGACGCTTCGGACACGTTCCTGCTGTCCGTACATGCGCTTGACGACGGTCTCAACCTGCTTGGAGAGGGGCGGAAGATCCTCACCAATGGCCTGCTTGTACCTATCCTTGACGACTGTCTCAACAGGGTTTTCTGCATCAACGCCAATGATGGACTTGTACAAGTCAACAATCCACTTGCCGAACCGCTCGAAGATTCCCTCGAGATCGCGCGTAGGAGCCTTGCCCTTGGAAAGGAAGATCTCTACCTGAGCAGCAAACAGCTCCTGATACTTTCGTTGTCCATCGACGCCCAACGCGCGCCACTCCTCGACGCTGTTGATACCCCACGACTTGAGTAGCGCCATTGCATCAGCAAGCAGCTCCGGTTTGATCTTGCCGTTGTCAAGAACCCTCATCAGCATGTCAAGGTACCAATGGGCATGCTCATGGGCAAAAGTAGAAATATCCGCCTTCGGAGTCAGCGTGATCTTTCTGGCCGCAGGTTCATACATACCACGGACCTCAAAGGTGCCATCCGGCATGTGAACGACGCCACTACCATCCTCTACCGCCTTCTCAATCGCATTGCGCATCTCGATAGCAGCGTCGTCAAAGACAACCGCACACTCGCCGTCGATTGCGCCCTTGTAGCGATAGCCTTTGAGTCCGTGTTGCTTCAACGCCAGAGAAGCAGCCTTAGCAGAGCCATACTTCGCGATAAGAGCTGCAAGAATCTCCTTGCCCGTCATCTCGTCAAGCGATTTGCCTGCATAGGACACGGGCTCGACATCTTCGATGCCGTTCTTCTCGCGCCGCATAGCCGGCTGCGTCCTGACGTCCTCATCAGTCAGAAGAGCCCGAACCGCATTCTGCACAGCTTCCGGCTGTTGAGACAGCGGAAGGTCCTCGTGCATCATCACGTCGTCATCAGGAATCTCAACCTTGTAGACATTGCCGTCCTCGTTGCGGAGCCCTTCGACAGCAGACTCAATGCGAGGAGTCTGCTTGCCCTTGCCAATCTGAGCAACCAGAGAGGCCTGGACGGCATCCATCGGGTTCTCATGCCCAAGCCAGTTTGCTTCCTGAAGTGCATCAAGGAGCTCACGAGTAGCAGGGGACAACTTGTCGCCGGCAGAGTACAGAGCCTTCGCCATGCCTTCACGAGTCTTGACGTCCATGCCGGCAAAGACACGGCTCAACTCATCAGCGACGCTTCGATAAGACGTCACGCGGCTTCTGTAGCCCTCAGCAATCTGACGATCAAGGGAGAAGTACAAGCCCCAGCCGTGAGCCTGCACACCCTCACCAGACCCGACGTGGTCAAGCGTGAACTTGTCGAACGTGTAGGCGGTACCGTGATACGCAGCTTGTTCGAAGGCGCCGCGGCTAGAAGGGGCATCGTAATACACCCCGCCAACCACAGTCGCGCCAAGGTCAACCGGATCGAAGTACGACTTCCCGTCAGCTCTCACATACGGCTTGTTTCCGCCTAGAACCTGTGATAAAGTGACCTTAAATGGATGGGGCCCGACGGGATGCTGAGCCACCTCAGGGGCAGGCACCGTATCCCCATCAAAGGACCCGCTTGTCGCTGAGGCTTCGTTGACAGGCGGGTTCGTCGTTTCTACGAGCTCGAAATCGATGTTGTCTACAGAGTGGAGAGCGGTGCGCTCTTGACCTTTCGTAGCATAATCACGGACAGTGAAAACGACCCTTAAATTTTGATCTCCAATGCGAACCGCATTGACGAGCTTGTGAACGCCCTGCACCTCTGGATTGCCATGAACTACATCACTATGGCTTTCGATGAGTCGAGCCCCCTCAGCCAACTCAACCAAATCATCGCCGACTGTTTGTAAAAACCAACGACGACGAGCCTTTGCAGTCCATTTTTTGATATCAGAAACCGATGCTGTCAGCTTAAAGCCCGTGTCCTTGTTAGTGACGCCTTCGGTAAATGTTCTCTGAAATGACGGGACGACCTGCTCCAACGGCTTCTGAGTATTCTCAATCACCTTCAGTTCCAGCGCCGTATCTGCAGACAACTTCGTCGGCCCTGCGTGCCACTCAATACCCTGAGTCACAGGCATATGAAAGGCGTTGGCTGCAGAGCGCTCATCCCCCTTCTCAATGGTGTAGGCTACATCCTTCCAGTCAACGCCTGCATCCCGTGCAAAAAGCACTTCCCCCTTCGCGTGAGCACCCGACTGCACATCTGCTTGTTCGTCCGTATAGACGCCAGTAGCCTTTAGGTCGCGACGCAGCGCATCCCTCCGTTCTTGCGTATCGCGCTCGAGCTTTGTCAGCGGACGACGCCACGCGGCCGCACCGAAGAACGCGCCAAATGCACCCGACACGATCATGTCCGTAGAGTTCAGGTCATACTGCCTCGCCAACTCCTTGTAGTCCTGTTGCTCAAGAATGAACTGGATACCCTTGCGCTCGGCAGAATCCGTGCCAATATTTGCCAGACCACCGTAGAGCGTAGACTGCAAGCGCGTGCCGCCAATTGCTGCCGGCAATCGGAGGCCAATCGCATTGGCGGCGAAAGACGTGACGCCCGCCCATGTGCGGGTATTCTGATCGACGCCATCATCCTTGAGTTTCTGCGACTCATTGACGCCGATATCAGCACCAAACGCCAGCGCACCCGCGCCAGGGCCAAGAGCGGCCGAGTACCCCGCGGCCTTTGGTATCGAGCGGAACAAGCCATGAATGATTTGAGTCGCAGACCCCATGATCTCGGGATCCGCCTCGTAGTGCGCCTTGCTGTAGGCACGAGTAGCCTCAGCCGCACGCAGCCATCCCTCACGCTCCTCTTCCGTCCCAATCGGTAGTTCCGAAAGCACGGTAAGAGCCGAGCTCTTTGTTTCTGCTAGCGCCGCGTTCATGCCTTGCCAGGAATCGCCGATACCCTCGAACCAACTCGGCTCATAGCCTGTACCGGGCAAAGGCTTCGGCTTAATGATCTTGCCGTCAAGATTCAGCTTGACATCCGGCTCAACGCGCTTGAAATAGTCGGACAGATGCTCAGCCTCTCGCTTTGAGAGCATGCGGCCCGGCGTAAAAACAGTCTTGCCATCAACCTCAGACCACGTTCCGCCAGCAACGCCATCCTTACCGTTGTAGACAGACTGGTCGGAGAAAGTCGGGTGGTTCGGCTTTTTGTACTTATCGCCAAGATGCCCGCGTTCATCCTCAGACATCGAGCCAGACTTGAGTTCCTTCCAAGCTCCGCGAATGTCGTAGTCGTAGGAGTCTCGCTCACGATTGTTCTCCTTCGCCCACGCCTGAAACTCAGCCTCCTCATCAGGCGTGAGTTCCGTGTTGAACTTGTCGCTGTAGTCCAGCGCCGTGACCGGCGTAATGTCGTCAGTACCGTAGCGGTTGATTCGTGCCTGCCGCATGTCCTCAGCAGACATCAGAACTTCGTCGCCCGTCTTGGGCCTGAAAATCTCGTCAAGAAACATCGTCAATCATTCCCGTGGTAATCGCCTTCGTAGGCATTCTTCGGTTCCGTCGTCGGCGCTTCCAACACGCCAAAATAGTCATCGTCAAGCACCGTCGCACTCTTTCGCCTCTTGACCTGTTTCTCCACCATGTCTTTGGAGAGATCGAACGTATAGAGCCTCCCATCATCGTCAACGACGGGAGAGCTTCCATAGATCAAGCTGTATGTAATGGAGCCGTCATCATTCGTGCTTTCAACCTTGAGCTTGAGCTTCCTCAACTGTGTGGACAGTTCGTCACCAGTGAACGCAAGGCCGTTCGCATAGAACCACTTCTTTGACTTCTCGAGCGTTTGAGCTTGAGCGCCAACAAGGTCCTCGATGTCAGATGAGAAAACGCCCGATTCGACGCCTAGTGGCACCAGCGTCTTCTTTCCTCTGTACGAGATCACCTCGCCACCAACCGCCTGCTCTACCGCAGAGGTCATGTCACCATCGCCGTTGAGCAGGCCATAGCCATAGAGGCCGCGCGCAATCTCAACGGCCGCATCAGCAGAATCGGGAGAGGTGAATAGACCTTGAACATCACCCTCATCCCCAATGAGCGAATAGGCCGTGCCGGTGATGCCGTGGACATCCGCATCATCAACCTTGACGCGCTTCTGGTCGATTGCATCAAGGCCTCGAAGGTATCTCTCACCAACGGACATCCCGCCCTGCAAGTCCTTCCCGAATCCCGCAAGAGCAAGAGCGTATTTCCTACTGTCCTTCGTGAACTGATTCGTGACGCTGGCAATGCCGGCGGGCCCGACAGCATTAGAGATAACGCTCAGCATCTCGCACTGCTCGTCTACGTTGGCTTTCTCAAGAGCACCGACGAGCATCTTCGCTTCAGAAGCAGAGAAGAGCGTCTGAGGCGCGCGCCAGTCGGAGGACAAGTCCCCGGCAACCGATACGCGGTGACGGAGCTCTTCGCCAACAGAATTCAAATCTCCGAAGTTGAGAGGCTTGACGCCATACTGCCCCGTCAAAATAGCAGCGCCCATCGGATCAGTCTTCCGGGCCTTGACGATCTCTCCTGCAGCCTTCACGCGCGCATTGTGGCCCTTCATCTTTTCCGCATAATCGGGATCCCCGGGCGCAGGCCTGCTTGCCCTGATGTCTTCCTCGATCAGGTCGACAGGCATCATCTGATAGGCGTACGTGGCCTTTGATGTGTCGAAATCAATCTTGTAATTTGCGTAGCGCTCCTTTCCTTCCTTGTCGCCATACACCTCAACGAACTGACCTTCCGTAAGCTCGTTTTCGTCGGCCCCGGTAGATGCCACCGTCGCGAGCGAATTTTGCACCTCACGAGTCAAGGAACCCCGCTGCTCACTCCTGCGTTGGGCGGCCATTGAAAAGGCCTGAGTGAAGAGGTCGATCTTCTGATTCTTTGAAAGGCGATCCACGACAGGAATGCCAGACCGGAAGTTGCCGCGCATTGCCTGCTTGACGAAATCGCGCTTCGACAGCATAGTGTCGCCAAGCTTGTCGGCAACCATGAGAGACAGCTGCGACTTCGCAGAGCTCCACAGCGCATTCCCGACCTTCCCTTTGATATCAGTGCTCATCGCACCGTCAGGCGTATTCTGGAAGGCCTCAAGCGCCGACAACGGATCATCCTGCGCCCATGCCGTAAAGCGATTTGCCTGCAGCTGATCCATGTGCGCACGCTTCTGATTGGCCAAGGTATCGGCGTCCCAGCCCAGCAATTGCGCCTGGTAGTCGAGCTCCATGTCGACAGAGGCCGCCGACTTCGCGAGATAATCGGGATCCGCATAGTGATTCGCAGCGTCCGCCTGCAAAGCCTCGACCTTGGACGAGGACGACTGCATCTGGTAGTGCCTCGTCTGGCTTGCGTTCCATCGCTGAGCCTGACTTTGAGCAGACTGCATGCGGTCATAGACACGGGACTGTACAGCCTCTCGAGCCTGCGGAGACAGCTTGCCGACAATCTCGTTGACGTCACGAGTCATCGCCTCCATTGTGGGCTGATAGCCATCCATGGCATTGCGGCCCATCTTGGTGAGATAGCCGGTCTCGGGATTGTTGAGATGCGCATCGATCGCACTCATCACCTCGCGCTCGGCATCGTCGCTTTCTGCCTTGATGACACGGGCGCGCTGAACGTCGAGTGCCTTGACCGCAGAGTTGGCCCACTCCTGCACAGGCATGAGCGCCTTCTTCATCACGGCGTCATAGTCCGTGCGATCTTGTGGGACGCTAATAGGCGAGAACCCAGAGTTACCCGAGTCCTGCACCTGAGGCAGGCCGCCCTGAAAAGTCGGAACCATCGGCATTTAGTACCCTCCGATCATCGTCTTCTTGTAGCCGGACGCAATGTCAGGGTAGTTCCATCCGCCACTGCTTTTGTTCGTGTTAAACATCCCGGAAGAACTCATGAGCATGTAGTTGCTGGCAACCTGAGAAGCACCGCCCAACAGCGTCGTACCGAACTGGTCCCACTTGTTGACCTTCTGCGCCTCGGCCTGAAGCGCCTGAGCTTCATAGCCGACGCCCTTCCACCGGTAGCCCCACGCCTCAGACAGGGCGTTCGACTTGATTTGATTGACGTCCATCTCCTTGACGATGTCAGTGGACGCCTGCATCTCGGCAGCGCTCCCCTCGCCGACTGCGATGCCGTTTGCGGCCAGCGCCGCGCGCTGAGCAGACTTGACATGCCCAGCAGCCATCGTTTTTGACACAATCGCCTTCTCGGACGCACGCAACGTTGCTTGATACTGGCGCTCCATCATCTGCGCATTGATGCGGGCAATGTTGGCCTGAGCCTGCGCGGCCGCATTCGAATGTTTGGAAATCCCGAATGACCCTAGCGCTGTAATGGTGTTTGCGATGCCCTGCGCGATGAGCATCCCGTATCCGAATTGAGCCGAGTTTGTAGCCATAGAAAAACCCTCTAAGATGCCTACACCTTAGAGGGCCTATCTACCTACACGCGCACGATCACGAGAGTTCGAGCACCGTCGTCATGCTCACGATTCTCAGTGGCAACGGGTATTTCTGCCGAACGCAGACTTGCCCGCTCTGAGACCACTGCGGCTGAATCTGGAAGCCGATCTCGTCGGTTATTGGCTCGGGCACGTTGCCAGCGAACTCCGTCGAACGAGACGGGTATTCAGAGAGCTTGTCGAACGACGGACCCGCCTGAGTGCCTGACGAATTGACCACTCGGAAGAAGACCTCGCGAACGTTCTTCTTGTGGCCGGACCCGTAGGAGCTATCCTGAAGCGCCATCGCCACTGGCAGCGTCTTCATGTCCGCCGTGAACGGAAGGCCGACGTGGACGATCTCTGCAGGATAGGTAAGCGTGATCTTCCCGTCCTTGACGACCTGTTGAGGCTCGACTGCACCATCGGCAAGGATGCTGACGGTCTCACCCTCGAGCCACGTGAGCCCCGTGATCTCCTTCTTAGCCTCGCCACGGTATGTGCCGGCACAGTCAACGTAGACGCATTCCTTGAGATCCGTGTACTGACGTTCGTTCATGCGTTCGACAAAACGAACAGCTTGCCCATTGACAGTTCGCATGACTTCCACGTAGACGATGTCCTCGTCTCCCTCGGCCACGACGCAAGCTGATTCAATTGATCCCTTTGTCTCGATCGTAGAAAAGCCGCCGACCTGCTGTTCGGGAACGTATGCCATTGCGACCATCTTCCCTGACGAGGAGACTGCCCAGACCACGGGAGACGGCGCTTTTGAGTAGGCCAGATCAACAATCGTCAGGTTGTCGAAGAGGTGAGGAGCGCGAAGACACACATCGCCAGAGATGTAGCCGCCAGCCTCGTAGTTGTATCCGAGCTCACGGAGATGCCCGCCACGGCCCGCGCCATAGATCATGCTCGAGCCTACGACAAGCGGCTGCACATTGGACGCGCCCACATATGACTGTGGTCGAACCGACATCGACTCTGGCGTAATGGCGTCTGAGTTGAGCGGTGAAACACGCCACTCGGCAGCCCCCGTCATGAGCATCAGTTGGGCCAAAGGCACGATGTGCAGAATCCTGTTCGCCTCGCGGGCCGCCACTCGAACGGCAATTCGGTCATCAGACTGCGACGGCAGGGAGAAAGACATATCGGCCTCCGTCCCCGGACGCGTGGCCCACAAGTTGTTCGGTCGATTCTGAGTGCCTCCAAACCACCTTCGCTGCTCAAAGTATGAGACAGCCCCCGGGTAATCAGGAGCCTGACCGACATTGGCAGAAAGAGACGCGCCGCTACCCGTTGACGAGACGACAGACAGGTTGGGTGACGAATAGTTCTGACCACCAGAACGGATTGTGACTGATACGACCCGACCATTCTCGATGACGGGGACAAGATCGGCACCGTACCCAGTCGAATCCGTGACCACAATTTTCGGGACATCATGGGACGTCGTCAGCGGGAAGCGGTAGAGAGTTGCCAACTGCCAGTGCCTGTTGTGGCACTTGATCACAAGCTTTGGGTTATCGTACCCAATGCCTCTCGACCGTATCTCGATACCCGTCACGCAGGCTGTGCGACCACCAGAAGCAGGCCCGCCAGTTGCGGCATAGGTCTCCCCTGTGATTAGCCTGATATCCGCCCCAGAGCCATGGCCGTTTGGGTCTTCAATCTCCCACGTCAGGTTTGCCTTGCTTTGTATGTTTACCGGGAGGCCCGTACTCTGTTGCTTATAGCCTTCGCCCCAGTCATATTCGCAAACGTTGACAAAGTCCGTGATGTACTTGGTCGGCTCATAGCCGCTTCCGCCATTGTTCACTCTGACGGACGTGATGCCCTTGGATGAGTAAAAGGCGTCATCGTAGTGCGGGGGCGTTATGGACGCATCTGGCGTGATGTTCTCATCGATGATCTGCGTCGTGTCGGTCTGGCCGACATACGCCCATACGCCGCCCTGATCTCGATAGACGCGATAGAGACCCGCACCCGCCACCGCATTCCACCTGATCGTGTTGTACGAACCGTCGCCATACGGGTTGCAATCAATCGTCACGGATGAGGATCGAACCGACTCCTCGGTCCCGTCGGCAAGCAATGCCGTCACGGCGTAGGTTCTCTTGTAGTCGGTCGGATTCGTCACGTCCTTGTTGATTGTCTGAGACGCAGACAGTCCCGTAGGCGCAGACAGCGACGATCCGAACTTTATGTCAACCAGACGCCAGTCCGTGGCCCCGTAGCGGCGCAACTCCTTCGGCGGATAGTTCGGATGAACCAGTGTCATCACGTCGGCTGACTGGACGTAGTGAATGTCAAAGAGGTCGGCCTCGATGTACGGCGTCTCGATCTCATACGGTTGTCCATTGTTGCCCAGCACGGTCTGCCCTTGTGTGTGAAAGCGGACATACCTCTCGCCGAGCTCTAGCACCATCGTCTGCGAGATGGAAAAGTTGAACGGGATGAGTCTGGCCTTCTTGCCCGCGTGCTTTGTATGGTTGACATACTTGAACCCCGGTCGCATCACGATCGGCCCTTGCGGCTCGATCAGGAAGTTCTTGCACAGCGCCATGCCGGTCTGGTACTTGCCGTCATCGATGCGGGCAAACATCGAGGGAGAGACCTCTCCGCCGTTGAAGGCGCGTTGATATTGTCGAATTGCCATCAGATTACCCTCGCACGCAAGCCGGACGGCAACGGCCACTCATCGCGACGACGATGAACAGACATCTTCGAATCAACCGTTTTGGCTCGAGAAAGCGCAGCCTCATACTGCTGCAGGAGACGAACAGCCGCGTCGCTCGAACTATCCGAGCGCTTGACGGGGCCAACAAGAAAGGACGCAAGAAGGATCACCAGAGCCTGCACAAAGTATGTCGGGAATACCGTTGCCGTGTCTACATAGGAGACATATGTCAGCACGACATTCGTCGCATTCGTGAAGACTGCACGGCCCGAGTTCGACTCATAGAGCTCGACCTCAAAGTCAAGCGGCAACCCTTCCTTGCCGACTTCAGATACGCGAAGCAGACGCACGCAGTCGGACGGCAGGAGATAGCCGTGCTTCCACTCATAGAGATCCTCGTCTACGTTCGAGAGCTCGACGCCTCGTGAGCGCCGAATCGCAAAAGACCAATCGTGCTCCTCGTAGAGTTTGCGAAGAGCAAGCGGATACCACCGAGCGCAGTGGCCGGCCTGAGGCGATCCGTCCGGCGGCGTGATGGATGTCACATCACCAGAGTCGCCCAGCATTCCGAGCGCAAGGTTGCAGATGTCTACAGCAGTTGCCATAAAGAAAAAGCGGGACGTTTTCCGCCCCGCCTCCTGAAAGAATTTTCAGCTGTTCATGTGTCAGGCGGCAGCGCCCGGCAGGAACTCAATGCCCTCGACCTTGTACGTCGTCGGGACCTCGATGACGTCGCTCAGATACGCCGTCATCGTGCCGCCCGTAATGGAGGTCGGCGTCGTCTTGAGACGAACGTATCGTCGATGCTTGATCGGCATCGGAAGGGCAATCCCCTTCTTCGTGTCGGCAGGTACAAGAGTACCGGTCTGAACGACAGGCTTGAACGAGCTGTTGTCGTCGGAGTCCTCGATCGCGATGACGATAGAGGTGCCCACAAGAGCCGTCGGGAACTTGCAGACCACATAGAGCGGTCGATCATTCAGACCGGTCGTCGGAGCCTTCTGAAGGAAGTCAATCACATTGGACGTGATTGCAGTCTTCGCGTCAGCCTTTTCACAGAAGGCGAGCTTGATGTCCATCATTTCCGTTTCCTCCTTAGAACGTCAGGACAGCGCCCTTGTTGGACAGAATGTCCGTGCCAAGGCGATGAATCGGAACACCACGGAACGTCATGCACTTGCGGCCGGCAACCTCATCCTGAGACAGAAGGACATTGTCCTTGTTCAGAATCTGGCGAGCCAAGAAGCTGCGGGTGTTGTCGTTCATGTAGAAGGCGACACGACCCTGCTGCTCGTCAGGCAGGCGCTCAAGAGCATCAATCATCAGATCGAGGAGGTCAGGGCCCGTCGTGTTCTTCTTCGTCAGCTTCGTAGAGTCGATGTTGGCGATGCGAACGACGCGCTGCGGATCGTACATTGCGACGCCGACGTCCCATGCGAACTCGGTAATTTCCGCACGGAAGCGCTTGCCATTGGCGTCAAAGGCGTACTGCTCACCCATGTTTTCCACGGAGAGACCGGCGCTCGAGCCGTTCTCCGGATAGAACAGATAGGTGCTGGCAGGATCCCAATTGATGAGAAGGATGTCCGTCTGAGCATTGGCCGTCGTACCCTTGGCATCGATGATTCGATCGGCAAAAGCCTCGTTCGTCGGGGACACGATGTTGAAGATGCCGTTGGGGTCGCGCGTCTCGAGGTTGCTGTCGCCATAGAGCACCTTCTTGAGCACGGATCGGGAGAGGCCGCGCATGAAACCTTCATCCGTGCGAAGACGGAAGGCAGCACGCTCATTGGCCTTTCGCGTGTCGAGAAGGGACTTGTCAACTTCGGAGCGGGAGCGAACCATGGCGGCAGCGTAGCGAACATCAGCACCCGTAACGCGCTCAGCATCCCAACCTTCGTTGAATGCACGCACCTGACCTTCCGGGTAGGACGTCACGACCTTGCCGCGATCACCGAAGCCGTCATTGCCACGCTGGATGACAGCCTGGTCAAAGAAGCCGTTGTAATCTCTGATGGTGTGGATAAGCTGGCGCACCGGCTTATCGCTAGTAAGACCTTCGAAGTCCGCCAGAGTGATCGGATTCGAGTCAGTCACAACATTCGGCATTTACTTGCCTCCTTTCATTGCATCTTGGTAAAACTGCTCGGCGGTATATTGTCCGTCTTCGGCAGATCCGCCACCGGGGTACTTCGCCTCGCCGAAAGCGCGTCCGATGCGGCTCAGCAGTCGCAAAGCGCCCGGATGGTTGCCCATCGGAGAGCTTAGGAACTCCTGAATGTCCGCGTCGATCTTTCCGTCGGCGTTACGTGCGAAGGTGTCGCGAAGACGAGCGATGTCAGAGAGCGACTGCGTGAGCTTCTGGCCACCGAACTCCTTGTCGGCTTTCGACTGTTCCATCCACTCATTCGAGATCTCTGCGATACGTTCAGCAGAGCGCTTCTGAAGTACGGGAGCCATCTTGTCAAGGAAGCCTTGGGCCTGATCCTGACTGAGATTGAGCTCCTTCGCCACGCCTTGGAAGGCCGTGCCGACTTCTGCATCGAGCTCGGTACCTTCAGGCATCTTGAAGTCCTCGTACTTCTCGGGAGCGCCCTGCTTCTCGCCTTCGCCCTCCTCTTTCTCGGCACCCTCTTCGCCTTCTGCCTGACCTTCAGCACCGGCTTCGCCAGCCTCACCGTTGCCGCCTTCCTGCGGCTCGGCCTGCTGCTTACCCTCGTTGCTTTCGGCAGACGTCAGCAAAGTGCCGGCATTCGTGTCTGACTCTTGTGCGGCAGGAGCGGGCGCAGTGCCCTCACCACCGGTCGGAGTCTGTTCAGTCGCTTCCATTCGCTTCGTCCTGCATTAACCTGTAAGCATTCGCATCCACCGACATGATTCGATCAAGGAGCTTCAGCCCGACATTGCGCTGGCCCTCATTGAAGGCCATCACGGCGATGTCACGATCAAAGCTGTTTCGGTAGATGCCCGTGTCGGAAAGGAGCTGCCACAGAACGATGCGTCCGTCGCGCGTGGCCAGTACGGCCTTCAGCGCATTGGCGATCTTCTGCAGCCTTATCCTCTCCTCTTCTCGAGCCTCGACCTCCTCCCTGCGGAAGGGATCGCGCTCAGGTGTCATGATGTCAGTCGTCATACTTCACACGCGCACTTACTGCTGCACCATTGCCGCGAGTCCCCTGACGGCCTTGCCGGCCATCGTGGAATCGTCAGACGGAACGCGGCCGAGCTTCGCAAGGGCGTCAGCAGACTGCTGCATCTGTTCGGCCTGCGCTTGCTGTTGTTGGGCCTGCTGTTGCTGTTCGATTGCCGCCTGCGCCTCATCGGTCGGGACGACAACGGACGGAGCAACAGAGAAATAGTCCGCATACTCGTCAACGAGATTGAACGCATTGAGCTTCTGCAGGATGTTCGGATTGACCTGAGCCGCCTGCATGACGCGACTCACGAACTGATCGAGGCTGTTGGCCCGGATCGCACGTTGAGAGCGCGCCAGCATGGACGTGTACTCGACCGACAGCTTCTGCCCTCGGAGCTCTTCAGGAGGCGGCGGAAGCTGGCCCTGACGCGCGAGGATGTCAAAGCATCGCTCGATGAGCGGACGCAAGACCTCCTCGTTGAGACGAGAGAGCACGGGCCCGAGCATCATCAGCTTTTCCTCGTGACGCTCGGCCACTTCGGTAGCCGTCATCTGCCCGTGACCGGCATTCGCGATCATCATGAATAGGTCAACGTTGAAGGCCGAATTGATGCGACTGCGAACGTCGGCAATGTCTTCGCGCAGGTCTCCGAGCGGCAGGTTCACCGCGAAAGCAGGCTGCACCTGATTGCCCGCCCCCGGATTGTCTATGTAGGAGCGCCCACCAGGCAGGAAGTCGACCTCGTTGTCGCGAGCGTCTGCCGGCATGATGAGCGGCGGATTGACCATGTAGTCAACGGCATTGCCCTTCTGCACCTGATGGTGATTGAGTTGAAGCGCGTCGCCGATCGCCATCATGCCCGGAGCTTCCTCCGAGTAGACATCCGAGGCCGACGCTCCCCATCGTCCGACGACGGCAGGGAAATCGCGGTAGCCTGACTCGTCGAGGACGCCAGACGCATCCTCATCATGATCGACCTGAATGACGACCGACCTCCACGGCATGTTTCGGTTGTCGAGCTTGCTGGGATCACGGTCGAAGCGCGGCTCGATGGCATGAATGCAGACGAAAGGCTCATCTACCTTCCCCTCGTCGTAGTTGGTCAGAACGGCGCGGGACACGCGGTCCCGTCCGTAGCGAGAGACAAGCTGTCCCGCCGTCATCGTGAAGCGACGATAGAGCGTGTCAGGACGCCCCCTGAAGTCGCAACCGATGCAATACTCACCGCACACGAGAGGATGCGCCACGAAGCTGTAGACGGGATCCTCAACGATGACGAAGGCCGCCACGCCGAAGACGCCTACCTCACGCCATGTGTGTTGTAGAGCTTGATAGATATTCGTCTGAGTGAAGGCCATCTCCATAATGCGCTGGACATCATCGAGCCAGACCTTCACGGCATGCGACTCGTCGAGGTCGGGGGAGCCAGTCGTCAGCGAGAACCACTGCGACGACGGGTCCGTCATGCCAGACATGAGACCGGCCTGCAGAATGTTCGCAGCACGGACCGCCGTCGAGTCGTAGATGCGATTCCAACGGTCCCGCCCCTCGTTCGTCTTTGATTTGGTGTACAGGAAGCGGCCTGACGCAGGCGTAATGTGGCGACTGATCTCGAGCCACTGTGAGACGTATGGCTCACGCTCTACCTTCAGGCGCTCCCACCTGCGAAGGACACGCTCACGCAGGTCCTTATCCTTCATGGCTTACCCCAACTTGCCGCCGGCACCAAGGTTCAGATCTCCGACGCCACCCGCACCTGTGAGGAGCGTGGAGCCGCCTGACAGACCCGCATTCGTGTTCTGATCGAGGATCGAGCCTACGTCTGCCGACTGTCCCTCCTGCTTGCGTTGCTGTTGTCGCTGCTGAGCCGCCTGCTCCTTTGCCTGCTGCTCTGCGCGTTTGGACGCGGCCTCTTGGGCCTTTGCCTGCTTGTTGCCTGAATAGACCGAAGCGGCTGCGCCTGCCGCCGCCATTGCACCTGCGGCCCACATAGCCGCCGCAGCTGAAACTGCCATAGTGTTCTCCTACAGTTGTTGCCAAAAAGTCACTTCGGCGGGACGGCCGAACATCTTTTCCATCGCCTTTTCCGCGACGGTTTCCTTGCGAACGCCCCAGTAAAAACCAAGGCATCCATGAGACGCCGCCAAAGCTGACGCCGCCTTCATCAAGTTCTTTGCAACACCGTGGCCACGGAGTACCGGCAAGACCCATAACAGTTCGGAGCGAGCCACAACTGTGCCCTTCTTGATAGGCAAAGGCGTCTCGAAGAAACTCACGATACCGACGAGGTTCTCCTCGTCAAAGGCCCCGATGCTGTAGAACGAGCCGCCCAGCTCACACCGGAAGTACATCGCCTCGTCAACGTCAGGCATGAACTCGACGTGTTGAACGTCCTTTTTGTACTGCTCGACGATCGCCGGCCATGCGGGATTTTCCCAAGCCTCCCGGCACGTGATTCGTCTGATACTGATAGCCATGATGAATGCTCCTTAATGCGTACATCCTCCACCATCAGCCTCAGCACACGCGCACTACCGATAAGGATCTCGGCTTCTGATCTCCTGGCGTCGTCGCCCTGCCGGCGGCGTCGGGTTGTCTATGTATTCGTTCATGCGGACGGCGAACGTGAGCGCCAGCGCGTCGGCATTGTCAGGCGACGCCATGCCACGCTTCTTCATGTCCTCCTTCTTCTCGAGCAGGATTTGATTCGTTGGGGTGTAGCCGTATTCAACGCCCGTCAGGTCAGTCTCAAGATCAGAGTCCTGCGGCAAGCAGCCACCCTGCGCGATCCACTCTTTCATGCGTCCCCACATCTCAGCACGGAGATTCTTGTAGCGCTGTGTATTCGTAGCGCCAGAGCCGAAGTTGATTGCGTTGACCGGATAGCCGTTGTGTCGAAGCCAGTCAACAGGCGAGGCACCGACGCCGCCGGTGTCGACATTGATGACGATCTTGCGGACGCCGAGCTTTCGCAAGTGGTTGAAGTGCTCAGCCACCTTGGCTCCGAGCTCGTGCCCGTCTAGGCCGTGGAACTTCTGCTTTGCGATGGAGCGCCCGTCAAGAGCGAAGCGCGTCCAAATCACCGACGCGTCATCACCGAAGCGCGCCACGTCAACGCCGATGATCGCTACCGTCTGCGCATAGTTGACGACGCCCATAGGTCGCTCCATCGACGCCTGGACGATGTCTCGCGGGATGAACTGCATCGAGGATGTCGATGGGAAGATGCCGCGAACGCGGACCTTGAAGAAGTCCGAGTCCTCGCCATAGTCCTCTTCCCACTGCTTGAGCAATGCCTTGTTCGAGATGCCGACGGTACGTGAGTCAATGTGTTTGTGCCACCAGCGATGACGATGCCGACCGAAGCAGTCAAAGAACCGGCCGACCGATCGTGTCGGGTTCCCGAACGCCGTCCAAATGATTTGCGTATCTCGGTCAGTCACGGCACCCTCCACGACTTCCCAAATGATGTCGGCAATGGACGAGGCTTCGTCGAAAACGACGAGGATTCGCTTGCCCTGGTTGTGCAGGCCGGCGAATGCTTCGGGGTTTGACTCGCTCCATGGAATGGCATCGATGCGCCATGTCTTGTCGTGGCCCGGCTGTTTGGAGAAGATGCTCGTCGCCGTGAATTGGAACCAGTCCTTGAAGAGGCACAGGTTGTACCACTTCGCCAGTTCGGCCCATGTCTTCGTCCTCAGCTGTGTATCGGTATTGGCCGTCACCACACCACGGGTATCAGGATAGGTGCATATAGCCCACAAGATCAGCCACGAGACAGTCGTAGACTTGCCAATGCCGTGGCCTGATGCGACAGCCATCCTGATGACGTCGGCGGCACTTTCACCTGCATTCAGGCGTTGACCGATCTCAGACAGAAGCTCCTCCTGCCAAACGTCGGGACCGCTCATACCCTCCAACATTCCCTTTCCCCAAGGGAACGCACACCGCACAAAGCGCAGCGGATCCTTCGAACAACGGGCCGCGACTTGCACCATTGCCTGGAATACACCGCTCTTCGTCGTAAGATCAAAGTCACTTGCCTGCATTGATGACCCCCAGAAGAGCGCCGGCAAGCGCTCCAATCGTTTCGTCCTTGTCCTTTTCCTTCCCGACACCAAGGCATTGCGCCAAAGTCTTGAGAGCTGCGTTCGCGCCAGCGGCGTCGACGGGAACGAGAATCGGGTTTCCGTCTAAGTCGAGACGCGGTTCCCCAACGATGTCGAGCTTCGGGACTCGTCGCGCACAACACTTGGCAAGCTCCTTGAGCTCTGAGAAGACGAATGCCGCATCGACGATCGCCTCCTCCTTTGCCGGTTGGCGAAGAGCCTCCACAGCGTCTCTGACCTCAACATTTTTCAACAGCCTGCTGGCGATTCTGTCGGCCGTTTTGGCGCTATATCCTGCCTTCACAGCGGCCTCAGACGCATTCTTGAAGCCTCCTCTCGCATATTCATTGACGAACGCCTGCTGTCTCGCATTCAGCATTCTCACCACCTCCTTAAAAACGTTTTCCACCCCGCAACAGACTGACATCGACGACGCCCAGAGAGATAGTCCCGAAGCGTTCTGATCGGCATATCAAGCATCTGGCTTATCTGCCGATAGGTATACCCCTGCGCCCGCAACTGACGCGCATGCTCTACGTCAGCGTTCAAATAGCGAGCGTTCACGTGATCCTCGCCGATCGCTCTCCCGTTGTCGTTCACAGTCACAGTCATCCGGTGCTCGGAAGTAGCGCGGATACTCGAGCTTGACTTTTCGGATTGCGGCCTCGATGATCTTTGCCCGCCTGAGTGAGTTGTCCCAGGCGAAGCTCTTGGCGTCTTCGGCAGATCGAACAAGGAGAGCTGCCGCCACTGGCGGGAGGAATCCAGAGACTCCGAGTTTTTGTTTTTGGTCATTCATCAGTGTTCCTCTCTCCAAAAGAGATCGATCTCCACGCGGCCGTGGGGACGGTCAGGCTCTCGGACTGCGGGCTCGAGCAGGTGGAAGCACCTGTCATCGATGCGCAGTGCCTGAGCGATGCCGTCGAGTGAAGACTTGAGCGACGCGATCAAGTTGTCCTCGTCACGCGCCCGTCGGTCAGGCGGGAAGAACGTGCATCGATATCCGATGCTCCCATCCGGCACGGCCCGACGGCCCTCAGCTTTGCTGTATGCGGCGGCAAAAGCGACGCGCCTAGCAGCCGCTACGAGCTTGCGCTTGATGGCCCAGTGGCAGCGCGCATTCGGCGAGAGTCCATGTGCCGGCCACGGTAGGACGACGCGTAGATGCTTTTTTCTCATGGATATTTCCTCATCAGTCATCGAACCAGTCGCCCTCGAAAACCCACGCGACGAGCATCGCGAAAAGCAGGATGAGACCAGCCAAGCAGCTCAGTAAGTCCATGCTTTACCTCCTTGGTTCCCCGTGTGATGATTGAGAAGTGTTCCCCAACACATTCATCAACCACCTCACGGAGAAAACTTTGATTGATTCAATTTTTGGCGCTCTCACCGCCATCGCTACGACAGGTTTTGCGGTCATGGCAGTCAGAGTTGGCCAGAAGTGAAACCCGCGTCTCAAGCTGGTCAAGACACCGTTCAGCCTCAATAAGCTTTTTGACAAGAATTGCGTTCATGACGGACCATGCTGCCGCGCAGATTGAAAGCGTCATGACGATGAGCTTGCTGGATAGGTCCATCAGATCTCCTCCTTTTTCTCCAAAAGATTTGCTTTTCTGGTTCTCCGTGGGATGATTGAACTGCAGGGCCCTGAGAAGTTCTGCTTTGTTCAACCAACCCACGGAGAAACTCAATGGACGTTGCTAATTTTTTCTTTTCGCTTATCGCTGCATTCACCGGAACCGTCCTGATGTTTGTAGAAATCTGGCGCATCTACATGAAAGGCCCCCGAATAAAGCGCGTGTCGGCCTCTCGCACACATGACGGGAAAACCGGAATTTGTCTTTTGTTTGAACGCGGAGATTTCCCGGTTCGTTTGAAATCCATAACGATCGAAGGAATCAAGCTGGCAAAACCGATTAATTACCGAGGTTCCGACCACGAAATTTCCGAATATCAGGTTCATTTGTGGGCCTCCCCGTCACCGTCCGAATTCAAAGAATCCTTTCCGTTGGATGCCCTACTGGACCGGGACCACGAGACACAATTTCTCATGCTCATTACCGACTCACCTCTTTTGACAGACGCAAGAATCTGCATCAAAACATCAAGGATTTGGTTTTGCATTCGCTCCAACCTGCTCGCCAGCAGGAACTGATTGATTGCAATGAGCGCTACGGCGAGGCACAGGAAGGTGTATGACCAACTGTTGAATAACGGCATCAGAACACCTCCTCAATGCTCATGTCGGCGATGTTCTGGCCCTTCCGATAGTCATCCCAGTCGAACGCGACCGGGTAGAAAAGCGTCTGCGTCCTGGACGCGATAGCGCCACCCATCAGCTCGAGATAGCCCTTGCCATCGAGGTTGGTGATGATGATCGTCGGATAGCCCAGCAGGCCGCGCGCGTCGATGATTTCGATCAGCTGATTGCGCTCGAACTCGCTGCCGGTAGAGCGGCCCAGCTCATCGATGATGAGAAGCGGGCAATGGGCGAGAAGCTTGGCGAGTGAGTTGGCCTTGTCGGACCGGCCGCGGAAAGCGTTGAACAGCGTCAGCGCACGCAGGAAGACAGGCCGGAACCCCTGATCACGGACAACGGACGTAATGGCCGAAGCCAGGTGCGTCTTGCCATTGCCGAAGTGGCCATGCATCAAGATGCCCACGCGACTGCGTGCCTTGTCACCAGACAGGAGGCGCTCAGAGAAGCGCACAGCGAATTGCCGGCAGGCCTTGAAAGCCTTCTGCTGTAACGGACGCTTGTCGCCTTGTGCAGTCAGCCTGAAGTTTTCAAAGACCTGATCCTCACCATAGGGGGAGAGGACGTCACCGAGAACGTCAGCGAGCTTGAGTGAGTTGTCTCTGAAGTGATAGAGGACATCCTCACGACGCCGGCGCTCCTCGACGCACAGCGGGCATTCGATCTGGTCAGCCTCCTGCCCCGGCATGACCTTGACGTGCTGCTCTCCATGAACAGCGCAGTCAATCACCACTTCCGGCAGTGCGTCGTATTCAGCACGCTCCTGCTCCTTCTTGGCTTTGATGATGGATGCCAAGTTATCCAGCCGGTTAACCGTAGATGCACGAGAAGTCATTGTCGTGTCCTTCAAATCGAATGTTGGTTGATCGTTGAGTCTGTCGCGAGTAGGTCTTGATGTTTCCAACCCAGTACCTCCATGCGGCCAGCCAGTTGCTGTACCGGTTGTCCTTAGAGATGTGGAAGTTGACGAACTTGGTGAACTCCGTCTGAGCGTTGATGCTTGGGTGCTTGGCTTGTGCGTACTCAAGGTATTCAGGCGGGATGGGATCGTCAGGAGAGAAAGGACAGGAAGTTTTAGGCTTGGCTCTTGTTGCCTTCGGCTTTTCGACCTTTTTGACGGTGTTGTCAAAATGATCGGTTTCCCACAGCGTGCGCTCGGGTGCATCCAAACTTGTCAGTTCCCTTCTTTGTTCTCTTGTTAGTTCTTTTGTTAGTTCGGGTTCAAGATCTTTAAGGGGTGTACTTAAAGAAGTTAAAGGGGCCCCCTCAACTTTCTTTAAGGGGACTACTTCAACTTCTTTAACCCCTTCAACATCTTTAAGGGGTTCAACTTCTTTAACCCCGTCAAGATCGTTACCCCCTGCAGTTTCGTTAAGGGGGAGGCGGTCTAGATGCAGGTCAAAATATCGACGACAGCCAGGAGCTTGTCGCGTGGAAATCAGGCCGTTGGCCTCGAGTTCTTTGAGCGTCTTTCTGGCGACATTCGGGTGAACACGAGCAATCCGCGCGACCGCATCGGTCGACGGAAAGCACACTCCAGATTGATCGTTCATAAAGAAAGCTAAAGCCTCCAGAACGTCGACTTCGGTTTTGTTCGTCAACCCAGAACCGCGAACCTTAAAAACTGCAAGAAATCCCATCGCTATCTCTCCTCGTCCGTTCCGTTTCCGTCACGATTCCGTTGCTTCGCCACGGCTGGGGCGAGTACCTTAGAGACATGGGATAGTTCTTGAACATAAGCGTCAAGAGCAATCAGGATCACATCTTGTCTCGTGAGGCCGAAAGCTATGCTTAGCAAGTCGAGCTTTTCGATCATCGTTTTCGGGGCTTTGAGGCGCACGTCAACGTCGCCCTTTCTTAGCTCTGGTCGGACGAACATTTGTCAACGACCTCCAAAGCCGGGAAAAGCTTCCACGTCTCTAAATTTGGAAATCGGAACCGGAGATCGTTCTCTCGAGTTCGACCAATCCCGTTGCGGATCCAGATAGCAATCGTGGGCTGTGAAACCCCGACCACCTTCGCGGTCTTCGACTGGGTACCAATCTCCGAAACCAGCGAGCGCGCTATTGCAGTAGATCTCTGTTTGGCTAAGTCCATAACAACTCCTTGTGCGTTATAGCTTTTATTATAGCTTACTAGAGGAACTGTTATGACGCTCTGTTATAAGATTTTTAATTATGAGTACGCTTTCTGAACGAATCTCTTGGTTGCAGTCCACCTACAACCTCTCACAGTCAGAGCTTGCCCGCATTGCTGGCGTTAGCCAGCCATCTGTTGCGCACTGGCTGAACGGTAAGACCTCCTCCATCCGTGCCGAGGCAGCCGTTGCCATCTGCAAAAAACTACCCGTTATGTATGAATGGCTTCTTGCCGGTGTAGGCGATCCTTTGCCCAAAGCCACACCTGTCCTGCCGCTCATCACCGAGGAAATCGACGACGACTCTGACTTTGTGAAAATCCCCGTGTATACGATTCAATGCTCCGCCGGTGACGGCTACACGCCGCCAACCTACACAATCGACGAGACCGCAGAACCCAAGTCATACAGACGTTCCTGGCTCCAGAAGCACCAGTACAAACAGTCGCACCTAAAAGTATTTGAAGTATCTGGCGAGAGCATGGAGCCGCTTCTTTTTGACGGAGACTCCGTAACCGTGGACGAAGCCCAACGAGACATCATCAATGATCGCGTCTACGTTTTCACGTATCGCGGTGAGTGGCGAGTCAAGCGTCTTCGCCGCCTCATGAATGGCGACTTATATGTAGTGTCAGAGAATCCGTCATGGAAGCCAGAAGTAATCCCAGCTACTGAAACAGAGTTCGTCTACATCGTCGGAAGAGTCATCGACAGGTCTGGAGCAGGCGGTCTCTAACCTACGATTTCCGCAAAGAGCCACCTTCGCGGTGGCCTTTTTTTTGCCCGCAAACATAGCTTTTGTTTGAAATTATGAGTTTTCCTATTGACACCGCCATTACTTTGCTTATAATAAAAGCTATAGGGATTGCAACACATCCCTTACCCAAGCCGCAAGGCTTGGCGTCGATGGGAAGGGCATCGAATCTCGGCACTTAGCTGTGTCGGGGACCGCCTGAGAAGCGGCTGCGCCGTTGGCTAGAAGGGTCTAGCGACGCGCAGTACAGCTCAGAACGGTAGTCGCAAAGGTCGCGCATGAAAAGTACGCAGGACGGCTGGAGGGCATCTTCCAGTGCGGTTGGGATGGGGACCACCTGAAAGCGACGGATGCTCGATGGCGACGGACGATCGCCACACGCCCCACGAGCTAGATCAGGATCAGTCTTCGGACAGAGGGCATGTTAGCCCCGAGCGGCCTGAGCGCAGACGATGCGCAGCCGCGACCTGATCGAAAGCCGATCTAAGCCCCTTTCCGCAGAGAGGGCTTAGATGGGTTTTCGAAAGAAAGGATGATAGGCCGATTAGCAATTGCAGCACCCGTGTACACGGGTTGCGTACACCAAGCTACCGGTTCAATATACGCAACAAACTTTGCATACATCCAACCAAGGCTCCAGTGTACGCAACGAATCTTGTGTACACTAAGGCGCATCTGACGGTACGCAAACTCTTGTTCACCATTGAAGGATCTAAAAATATGCCGGCTGCTCCGTTTCCCCTTCCTTTTTTGCCAACTGATTTCGACCAACCATTACCTTGGAAAGGTTTTGGTAAGTACGAACATCTTGCTTATGGCGCATTAACGAGACTCGACGGCATGATGATTGCGTCGTCTAAGCCAGACTTGTTTTGGTTGACGTGGTTGATGAAAGAAGCTCAATCTTCCAACGTGATTGAAGGAACCGTAACAACATTCGATGAGATTTTGGGTGGAAACGCCGGCGTCGTCGTTCCTGCAGAAAGACGCGATGACGTTCAGGAAGTCATGAATTACCATACAGCAATGCTGAACGGTACTCAGGAAATTGTACAAGGGCGACCTCTTTCACTGTCTTTGATTAAAGCGTTACACGCCATATTAATCAACGGCGCTAGAGGAGCTCAAAAAACGCCCGGCGCGTTCAGGAATGTTCAGGTCCATATTGGAAGACCAGGCGAGCCGATTGAAAATGCCTCGTACATTCCGCCGAGCCCTATATGTGTGCAAGATCTTTTAGAAAACTGGTTGTTATTCTTATCAAGGGACGATATAAATCCAGCGGTTCAAGCCGCTGTCATGCACGCACAATTTGAAATGATACATCCGTTTCTTGATGGCAACGGACGTATGGGGCGCCTTCTTATTACTTTGTTCTTGACGCACAAAGGCGTTCTTACAAAACCTTGCTTCTACATGAGTTCTTATTTACAAAGCCATAGAGAGAAGTACTATCAAACTCTCGGACTCATTTCAAAAGATGCGAACTGGAGTCCTTGGATTCAATTTTTCCTAGAAGGGGTCGTTGAACACTGCGAGCATAACACACGCCTCCTACAAGGAATGACTGACTTATATGAAAGATCAAAATCCTCGTTTTCTAACGAAACCAACTCTGCATTTGCGATTTCTTTGCTAGATTACGTTTTTGAATCCCCCATTTTCACAATACCGGGGATTCGTCAGAAGAACCCCCACATATCAAAACAAACAGTTGTGCAGATCGTTTCTAAACTTCAATCAGCAAAGATTATTGAAAAAATATCTTCAGGCAAAGGAAGACGCCCAGCTGTATACAAGTTCACCGCATTGATGAATTTACTTTCGTAAACTTCCCTCATTTTCAACAAGCCCTCGGCACAGCCGGGGGCTTTTTTATTGCCTGAACATCATGCAAAAAATCAAAGACTTCGAGACCTTCGCCGCCGGGTACTTCCTCGGACTCGGCATTAAGAAGCCGACCGCAGAGGACATCTGCAGGCTCAGCGTTGAGTGCAGAGCGTTCGCCGCTGCGCTCAGCTTCTACATGTTCACAGACCCCTATGTACTGTCGAAAGTGCGCACGCCTGACAAGTACGAGGCGGTCGCGAAGAACATCCAGTGCTTCATCCAGGCACTTCCGTAAAAGGCTACGAGGGCAACGGCATGACGCAGATATGCGCCGGTCTGGGCGACTAGTCCCAGATCCCAAAGCCGGGGCATCTGCAGACGAGAGGCTTTTGCGTTCACCCCGGCTCCCTCACTCACCAACCAACCAGAAGGCATTCACGTGCCGCCGGCCACTGCGGCGTGGCATCTCCTAGGGCGGCATCTGAATGCATTTTTTCATTTTTCGGAGGCGTCATGAAGCGCTTTATTACTTACCTCGACGGTCTCGCACGTCGCACTTACTTCGGCACGGACGGTACCGAGCCTCAGCGCTCTGGCGTACTCGGGTACTTCATCGAGGGCCTCGAAGGCCTGCTCGGATTCTTCGGCCTGGTGATCTTGCCGGCCATGGCTGCGGCCACCCTCTATCACTGGATTTTCGATTAAGGAGAACGATATGGCTTGGAACTACCCCGACGGATGCGGCCCCGACGACTACGAGAAGTGGTTCGGCCCCGACCCCGAAGACGAAGAGGACGAGGACGAAGACGAGGACGAAGAGGAGGACAGCGAGTGAGTTTCTCCGATCCGGTCCGCATCATTGACCACATTCCAAGGGACTTCGACATGAAACGAATTACTCGAAAGCGACCGCTCGAGCAGCGGCGCGCAGCAAAGCAGGCTCGGCAGAACGTCGAGCCTTTTTCATGCGAGCGCCCTGGACGCGTCTGGACGCTCATCACTTTCATCGGAGCGCTGGCCATCATCGCCGGCGTGCTCATTACTGGAGCATGGAGTAACGAATGAAGACTTTGACTGACATCGCGCGCGGCATCGCACACCAGGCGGAGCAGACGCCGAACGCCGACATCGACGAGCTCTGCGAGAACTACGTCACGAACAGGCAAGAAGAAGTGCTTGTGGCGTATCTCGTAAATCCCAATTCCTCTACCGATCTCATTGCAGCGATCACGAGCCTTAAGGACGCAAGCTCGGCAAGAGAGGTCACCAAGATCATCGACGCCATCAACGACGAGCTCGAAGTTGCGCTCTTCGAGGCGACAGAAATGATTTTGTATCGCGTCGACTGCCTTCTCCATCCCGAAGCCGGCTTTGAATGCCCAAAGGAGTAAGCATGACGATCACCACAACAGCGCTTGAGCCGCTCGAGCTTCCGATGCCCGAGCCAGAGGACGAGGACAAGGACGACTTCGACCCGTATCCCGAGTACGACAACCGCGACCACTTCGAGCGCGCCCAGTGGTTCGGCGAACGTGCAAAGCGTCCCGAGCCGATCTACGACAAGACTCTCGAAGACTTCTACGCGATCAACGACGACGAAATACCTTTCTGAGGACGACACATCATGACATTCACTTTCAAAAAGGCCGTTCGCAGCGCCTCAAAACTTCGCCTCGCTCTGTCAGGAACATCTGGCTCCGGCAAAACCTACGGCGCTCTTCTGCTCGCCAAGGGGATCGGCGGCAAGATCGCCGTCATCGACACGGAGCGCGGTTCAGCATCTCTCTACGCTGACATGTCCGGCATGCCTGAGTTCGACGTTCTCGATCTGGACGCGCCCTTCACACCAGAGCGATACACGGAAGCCATCAAGGCGGCCGAGGACGCAGGCTACGACATTCTCATCATCGACTCGATGACGCATGAATGGAACGGCAAGGGCGGCTGTCTTGAGGAAGTCGAACGCATTGCGAAGGCACGCTATCGCGGGAACTCGTGGTCTGCCTGGAACGAGATGACACCTCGCCATCGACAGTTTGTCGACGCAATGCTCACCAGTAAACTCCACATCATCGCGACGATGCGGAGTAAGACAGAGATGGCGCAAGAGGACGTCAACGGTAAGAAGGTCATCAAGAAGCTCGGCATGAAGGTCGAGCAGCGCGACGGAGTCGATTATGAGTTCACGATCATGTTTGATCTCGTCCACGACGGGCACTTTGCGAACGCGTCGAAAGACCGTACCGGACTTTTCTCCTCTCGCACTGATCCGCTAATTCTCACACCGGAGGTCGGCGCAGAGATCAAGAAGTGGCTCGATAGCGCTGGCGTCACGCCAGACGAATTCGCCGACCTTATGTCCCGCACAATCAGCGCCGAAACACCCGACGAGCTAATGGCAATGGGTAAGGAGATTGCCTCCAAGGGTCTCTGCTACGAAGACCGCGAAAAGATCGCGCAAGCATTCAGAGCTCGTCGTCACGAACTTGAACAAGCAATGACCGAACAGGCTACACAGGAGGAAGCTAACAATGGCATCAGTGAATAAGATCATCCTCATCGGGAATCTCGGCAACGATCCCCAGATCCGCGTAGGCGATCACGTCATCGCGAATCTCTCCCTCGGCACGTCACGCAAGTGGCGCGACAAGGACGGCAACGTCCAGCAGGAGACCGAGTGGCACCGCATCTGCGCATTCGGTCGACTAGCGGAGATCATACGCGACTACACGGCAAAGGGCGACCCGCTCTATGTCGAAGGTCGTCTGCGCACGCGCAAGTATGAGAAAGACGGCGCAGAACGCTACGTGACGGAGATCATCGCTGAGCAGATCCAGCTCCTGCGTTCAAAGAAGGACAACGATGAGAATCCGGTGCAGGCCAATCCTGCTGCACAGCGACGCGCATCTGATCCTGCATACGACTCTGACGTCCCCTTCTGACCATCTTGACCACGCTGTCAAATTGATCAGTCATTCGATTTTTTCGAATAACTCAAGCCCTCGGCGAAAGCCGGGGGCTTTTTGACAACGCGCCTCTGTTTCGGGTATGCTTCTCCCGTCGACACCGCAATGGTGCGACGCGGGCTTGGCGGCCCGAATACATTGGCGGATAGCCGCCTGTCGTTCGATGGAGCGGCATTTTTGTTGGCTATCCGCGATGGGGTCGTAAAACGCGACCCCATCCGCAAGTCTCCAATTCTGGGTAGGGCTTGCGGGACATCGAAAGATGTGCCAGTTTCCAATGTACTGGTCCGCCAACCCGCAAGTCCTCGCCCACCATCTTGGCGGATGGCACGAGGTTCTCAACCTTACATTGGAGACAGCAATGTCAATCGTTATCTCTAACGCCTTCACGGTCATCGAAGGTCGCCCCGTCACGTCCAGCCGCATCGTAGCCGAATACTTTGGGAAACAGCACAAAGACACGCTTCGTGCAATTCGCGACTTGATCGCCGACGCGCCTGAGCTAGAACGTAAGCGCAATTTTGCGCTCACGGAAGAAGAGCAAAAAATCGGCGCAACGACACGCAAGATCCCGCTCTACTGGATGGACCAGAAAGGCTTCTGCATCCTCGCCATGGGATTCACCGGCGCGAAGGCTCTCGAATTCAAGTGCGCGTTCTACGATGAGTTCGAACGCATGAAGAACGAGCTCGAGGCACCGACCACGATCACGCCCGCAGAGCAGCGAGCCATCCAGCGCGAAGTGGCCATCCGTGCACACAAGACCGCGTCAAACTATCGGACGATCTACCGCGCCATCAAGGCACGCTACCAGATCGCACGCTACGACCAACTGCCTCGCACTCAGCTCGAAGACTGCCTCGACTTCATCAGAGAGGTTGAGCTCGATGTCCCAGAGGTGCCGCACACCACGCACCCCGACGGCGGCTGCCCTCACTGTGGCCTGCACCCCATTCCCGCGGGCTCGATCGTTCTCTCCGCGCGTGAGGCCGAGAACCTGCGGACTTTCGTCTACTACTGGCGATATCTCTTCCGAGAAGACCTCGAGACCGTCCTCAAGCTGATGCGTCTCCTCCAGTCGCCTCTCGCGCCCCGCTTCTACGAAGCCGTGACAAGCATGAACCTCGGTTCCATCGAGGCCCTACTCGAGCGCAACGGCTATAGCGTGAAGCAGTTGTCCTGCTATCGCGCACTGACGGCTAGCTAAGCAATAGCCATCATCCAACCATTTTCTCAATCGGCCCTGCCCTAACCGGCGGGGCTTTTTCATAGGTACTCAAAATGAAACTCTACGAAATCTCCGACGCCATCCGTGCCGCGCTCGACCACATCGAGCTCGATGAAGAAACTGGCGAAATCCTTCAGGCCGACGCGCTCCACGCCGTCGAAGCCGAAGCATCCGACAAGATCGAGGCCACGGCCCTCTACCTTCGCGAGCTCGATGCCGAGGCCAAGGCCGCCAAGGAAGAGGCCGACCGCATGCTCGCCCGCGTCAAGTCACTGCAGAAGCGCTCAGACTACCTCAAGGCAATGCTCCTCGAGGCCCTGCACGCGACTGGCAAGGTCAAGACCGCACGCGTGACCGTCTCGATCCGCACGACGCAGGCCGTTGAGATTGCAGAAGGCGCAAACCTGCCCGAGGCCTACACGACCGTCAAGACGACCGTAAGTCCGAACAAGGTCGCCATCAAGCAGGCACTGCTCGACGGCGTCGAGGTCCCCGGCTGCAGCCTGGAGGCGCGCGAGAGCGTGAGCATCCGCTAGGCAGAAACAGGAGGTAGCCATGACCAAGACACAAACACCCGCAAAGCTGCTCCTGCGCTACCTATGGCCGCGCATGCAACGCGGCGAGCGGCACTTCGTCATCGAAGACACGCAACTCGCCTTCAGCCAGACAGCGCAACAGTTGAGTAAAGCCGTCCGACGATTCAACGAGTCAGGACATGAGCTCAACTGGCCTGGCTTCCACTTCTCGGCCAAGGTGCTCGACGTTTACAAGCTCGAGATCACGGCCGAGCGAGAAGCCGACCCTGCGCCGGAAGGATCAATCCCTTTTTAAGGAAGTAAAGATGAAAGTCAAGATTAAGAAGCTCAACCCGAACGCGAAGATGCCCAAGCGCGGCACGAAGCATGCTGCGGGATTCGACCTGTACGCCGCTGAAGAATTCGATGCGCTGATCCATGAGGAGCAGACCGTTCGCATTCAGACGGGCCTCGCCTTTGAAATTCCTGAGGGCTACGTCGGAGTTGTGTACAGCCGCTCCAGCACTGCGCTGAAAGGTCTCATCATCACGCCGTTGCTTGTGGACGCTGATTACCGCGGTCCTGTTTACGTCACGGTGAAAAACGCTTCAGGCAAGCCTTACGTCGTCCGCAACGGTGATCGACTCGCACAAATGCGCATCGAAAAGCTCGTTGACCCTGAGTTCGAGTGGGCTGACGAGCTGAGCGAGACCGAGCGCGGCACTGGCGGATATGGATCTACAGGAGATTAAGGAATGACGATCAGTGAACTAATCGAACTCCTTCAGGAGATTATGGAAAAGGAAGGCGACATCGAAGTCGCGTACACGTACAACGACGGCGGATACCCCATGATGGGCGAAGAATTTGTTGGGGGCGTCGAAGTTCGACTTACCCCCTACGGCAAGGTCGTCGTGATCTTGTAAGGAGGACGAATGAAATACAGACTAAAAGACCGTGAGCTTCAGCGGAAGCTCGACGAGATCAGTGACGGAAGCTTCTCGTCGAGGCTGGCGGACGTAAGTGGCGAAATTCCAAATTTATTCAGACAAAGTATTAGTACACGCATTTATTTCGGCGACAAATACCAATTCTCTCTTCACGCAACTCAAGACATGCTCGAAGAAGTCCCCGAGTACGACCCGCACAAGTGGAACGAGTACCCGGAGGTGACGCCGCCGGAAGGCGTATGGATGCGCGTTGAATGCAACCAAATGAAAACATGTCTTGTTTTTGAAAACGGAAAATGGCGATACCCAAGTGGAGAGTCGTTTGAAAACTATGAGTTTGCGTTTCCTGTAAAACGCTTCCGCCCGTGGGATGAGGATGACGAAGCATGACGCAATGGAAATACTTCCCGGACACGACGCCGCCGCGCGGCTTGCCGATCAGGCTCGAAGTCAAAGAAAAGGATCAAAACACTGGCACACCGGAACCGTACTACGGCAAGACGCTTTTTCAGGGGTTTGCGGTTTTCGACGGGCACGACTTCATCCCGTTCGGCTCGTTCCACCGGCTGCCGATTTTTTGGGACGGCCGGCTAAACGCCTTTGGGCATAAGGATGTGACCGCTAGATACGCCCTGTGGGAGGACGAGGAATGAAGCCCGAAAAAGCGCATCGACGCCGTGCGCTCTTCGCGTTGGAAGCCATCGAGGTATGCGCCACGTCGTGTCGAAAGGGTTGGAAGGGTCGAACCCCTCCGACCATGGAGGAAGTCGACGACGCTATCCGCAAGTTGTCTTACTGCGTCGGGACGCTGAAGGACTATCGCTCGATTCGCATCCAGTTGGAAAAGGAGAAAGAGGAGGAGGAATGAAAACGAATCGTTTTGAACTGAAAGACTTTCGTCTTAATGAGATTCTCTCAATGCTCACTACGTACAACGGTCCGAGCCTGTCGGAAGAACTCAATAGAGTTTGGACTGGCGAAGCGAGGACCGTCAAATTCGGCAATCGCTTTTCTGTCGATCTCACCCCCGAAGACGTCAAGGAAAACCCGGAGTTTCGTCCGAACGAATGGAACCCAACGCAGTCTTGGAACATCCCAAAAAACGTCGACCTGATGTTTTCGATTCAGGAAAAAGAATCAGGGAAAGAAATCGCACGATTGCGTGGCCACTTCGACGGTGAGAATTTCAGAAGACCAAGCGGAGAGCCCATGTACGCATTTTGCCGTGGATTTCATGCAACAAAGTACAAATCGCTCATCAAGTGTTGGCCTGATGATCAAAAAAGCGAGTGGATCTCTGGGGACTTTTTAGCTCGAGTGGCTGAATTTGATCGTCTACTTGCAGAAGAAATGGAGGAGTACGAGAAATGCCAGTCGAAATGAAAAAGGAAATCCGCAAGCGGGTCGCATGCCAGATGGGGACGACGCAAGAAGAGATGTGCAAGGCAGAGGCGGAGTGCGACGGACGGTTGTACATGGGTCCAATCGACGCAACAGGAACGCTTGGCGGCTTTTATCTCCTCCACATTCCAGTCAAAGGAAAGATTGAGCCAACGCTCTTCCCGACTGAGTACTTCGTCAAACAGAAGGAGGACGAGGAATGACCGGAAATATCGACTGGCAACGGTACGATGAAAATGATGAAGCGACGCACCCGCGCCCCTGCCAAGAACTGCTCATCATGGCCCTGAAGAACGGCAAACCCGTCTTCATACCGCACGCCTACTTCGGCCTAGGCGACGACCACTTCTACGAAGCCAAAACCGTCAGGGGCAACACCGTCGCCAAGCGCGTCGCGCACAAGGTTGCCGGCTATGACGACGTTGCATGGGCTTACCTCGACGTGCCGTCGTGGTGGCACGCAAAGGAGAAGGACGAATGACCGAAACCGAAATCGTTGTTCAAGACATCCGCCGAGAGCTCCGATGGTCTTTCCGCGATCAGTCGGTCGCCAACCTGCTCGCACTCGCCAAGCGGCTCATCGACCACAAGGACACGGCCAGCATCGCAGACGCGGTCAGGAAGTACACGGCAGTGCTCTCCGCCGCGAGGCAGAGCGCAAACCCTGCCGCCCTTGACCGCGTGAAGCTCTCTGCATACATGCTCACAAACGCGCTGCGCGACTGGGAGGCGGCGCGTTGAAGGCAACGTCGTAAAATAGGAAAGCCCCCGTGCAGTGCAATGCGCCAGGGGCTTGGTTAACCTTTACGAAGAGGTATGTATGGATAATACCCAAAACAACGACGAACAAGCAACCCTCCCGAACTTCGACGCGATCCGCCACCTGGACGATGACGGCAGGGAGTACTGGTTTGCGCGCGAGCTTTACCCGCTCTTGGGATATAGCCGTTGGCAAAGATTTCAGGCGGTTATCGAAAAGGCAAAGACCGCATGTAAGTCTTTGAAAATCAACGACTCTGACCATTTTACCAACCTTGGTAAAATGGTCGACCTCGGTAGCGGCTCGTCTCGCGAAATTGATGACGTCGCCCTCTCCCGTTATGCCTGCTACCTGATCGTTCAGAACGGCGACCCGAGCAAGCCTGTCATTGCCGCCGGCCAAACCTACTTCGCGGTTCAAACCCGCCGCCAGGAACTCGCCGACGAGGAAGCCTTCGCCCAACTGGATGAGGATCAAAAGCGTCTGTTCTTGCGCAGGGAGATGAAGGAGCATAACAAACGGTTAAGCGATGCCGCGCATGACGCGGGAGTCGTCGAGCCAAGAGACTATGCCATCTTCCAGAACCACGGATACAAAGGCCTCTACGGAGGACTTAATCGAAAGGATATCCACGAACGGAAAGGATTGAAAAAGAGTCAAGAGATCCTTGACCACATGGGTCACGAAGAACTGGCCGCGAACCTCTTCCGAGCAACCCAGACCGAAGCCAAACTCCGACGCGAACACATCGTCGGGAAAAGGGAGGCGAACCAAGCGCACTATTCCGTAGGGAAGGAGGTGCGGGAAACCATTAAGCGGTTAGGCGGCACTATGCCTGAAGATCTCCCGACTCCGGAGAAGAGCATTAAACAGCTTGAACGTGAAGAAAAGAAACGGCTTGAACTTCTCGAGAAGAAGTAACCGCCCAATTTGAACCATTACCAGCCCTCGGCTCACACCCGAGGGCTTTTTTATCTGGAGAAACCATTGCCTAAAAGCCAGAAACCCCGCAAGAAAGGGCAGCGAGCAAGTGCGCAATGGGAACTTGAAGACGACGCCTTTCTTGGTGAACTTCAAGCGACAGGAAAATTCAAGGAACAACCTGAGGAAGCAAAATGAAGATTGACATCTTTGACACGACAGTGCCGGACTACTCTATACTCGACAAGAAGAGCCTCATGGAAAGCCTCGGCTATGAATCCGAAACCAGTCTCCGCAATGCGGTCGACTCCGGATTCATCCCGCCGTCGATGGACTACGGCGGACGTAACGGCGCAGGCCGCTGGACTGTCGGCATGATCCGTAAGTGGTTCATGCTGAAAGGTGAAAAGGCCGTCGACGACGCTCTCCGCCGCCTGAACTACGTGAGCAAGATGAGCGTCTCTCAAAAGAACGCCTTTTCTACTGAATGATGCTCGGCGTGGGACAATCCGTGGGACAAAACAAATGACCACAACAAAATGCCCTGCGACACAACATGCAGCGACTTCCGCTTCT